AAGACTTTCTCCGACGTCTTAGAAGAGATATATAATAACTCAAAAAAGAAGGATAAGCAGATCACCGCTCTAATTGGAGAGCTTAAGCCGCTGGTTGAGAATATCGGTGACGCTACCCTAGTAGTCCCTATGATCGCTAACTACCTAGAGATAGGAGTTAAGAATGATGAGATGCTAGTAAAGATGCTCACTATAGTTCAGAGGATGGACAATGCTAAGTCATCAGGTGATACTGCAGGGTTTGAGTTAGGTGCTGAAGAACTTGCACAGATTCTAGACCAGGCCAACGCCCTGGCACAGGAGAAGTAATGGTTGATACTAGAAATAGCTTAGGCTTATTCGTTAGGTCAGCAAACCCAGCAGTAGCTAGAGGATCTAAACAAGCTTTCCAAGCCGGGAGAGTTGTAAAAGTTAACCTCGATCCAAACTTTCCCGATTTAGTAGGAAGCGTACATTATAAGATTCTCGGAAAAGTAACTGACAATCTACCCGCCGAGCAGTACCCCATCGCTTTTCCTCTCCAGTCTCATATCAGACACCTGCCGCTAGTTAACGAAATCGTACTTTTAGTTTCAGCAGCATCAAAAAATCTAGATAGTTTAGCTATTAGTAAAACAGTCTACTACTTAGATGTAGTAAATATATGGAACTCTCCTCATTTTACTGGCTTCCCCGAAGACACATCTTCCGACCCCAAGCTCGGGGAGTACTTTGAGGAAAAAGTAGATATAAATCCAATGCTACCATACGAAGGAGATGTCATACTAGAAGGTAGAAACGGGCAATCACTTAGACTCTCTCAGACAGTACCTAATCTCACGCCCTGGGGAGGTACAGTGAAAGGAGACCCTATAACCATTCTAAGTAACGGACAGGTAACAACTACAAACGGGTTTGAGTTTATTACTGAAAATATAAACGAGGATTTCAGTTCAATATATTTAACTTCAACTCAAACAATTCCTTTAGTAGAGAGCAGCATTAATAGAAAATCCTACTCTCAAAAACCAACTGAGACTAAAGCCTACAAAGGCAACCAGGTGCTGCTTAGTAGCGGTAGAATTTATCTAAACGCCTCTACTGACCACATACTACTATCCTCCCCTCTATCAATAGGACTATCAGGAGATACGATTAACATCGATTCCACTAGTACCACTATTATTGAGGCAAATAAAATTGAGCTAGGGAAAAACGCTCAAGAACCTGTACTCCTCGGGAGTAGAACTACCGCACTACTTGAAGATCTACTCAATCAACTCTTATCTTTATCAATTGATTTGCAAGCTGCAATCTCTCTACCAACCGGAGGGCCGATAGTTCAGCTACAGAAAGCAGGAGTTGATATGGCAAGTAAAGTAAGCACGCTGAAAGGGCAGCTTGAAGGTTTAAAGTCGAAAAAAACCTTTACAAAGTAATGGCACTACAGGGTTTATTTGGAGTACTTCTAAGCCAGCGTGCTAAGCTAGAGCAGACCGTCATCTCACAGCTCAGTGTTTTATTAGAGCCCTATCAAGAGTTTCTAGATTCTACAAAGGACCCTGAAAGCCTTAGACAATTCTGTCCTACACCAGAACAGCTCCTGATACTGATAGCAACCAAAGATAACATAGAGAGCTCAGTAATAGCATTACAGCGGAGAGTCACTTCCCTACAGACCATCTTACAGCGAGTGCAGGTAGTTTTGATAGCTATACCTCCGATTATCGCTATTATAAAAGCCCTACCCACTCCTAATCAGTTTACTACTACAGGCTTTGTTCTCACCCTTGGTGATAGACTGGAGAAGGTAAAAGAGCTCTCGCAAAAATACCGTGGAGAGGTTGCTGCAGGAACCTTCGTACTATCTACGATTAACAGCACCTTTGCTACGATTCTAGGACTATTGCAGAGCTTGGATAGAATAATCGAGATTTGTGCCCCCAACCTTGTTAGTGAAAATGAAGAAATTAGAGCACTCTCTCAATCCCTTAATCAATCCATCACCCAGTTTAACAATTCCTACAAAGAGTATAAAATAGAGATAAGGGTAGTTGATAGGCAAGCTGTAGCTCCGCAGCGCTACGCAGTAGCTATCGACCGGTTAGGGGTAGTGGTGCTAGAGGGTAGACCATCCTTCAGCTCATCAACACAAGTACTTGTAGATGAAATTAAGTTTAGAATTGATCAACTAATTATCTAAATCTATTTATAATTATGAAAGCCAGTGAATTTAAAGAAATAATTAAAGAGGCAGTAAGAGAAGCTATTCAAGAGGAGTTAAAAACCATCCTCTCTGAAGCAGTGCATACCCCTAAGTCCTCAGTCTCTAGTCCTGCTTTTGAAAGCGTTTACCAAGCACCCAAGCAGCAACCCTTGCAGTTTACAAGCGGTAATCCGCTTATGGAAGCACTTAATATGACAAGCAGAGCCATGACTTCTGAAGACTACCAGAGCGGTAATACTCAGTCACCGAGCACCGTTAGAGCTAATATGTCTGAGGTGTTTGCAGGTAGTTCTTACTCCGCCAAACCGACTTACAAACCAGTCTCTGAAGACCCCAGGGCAGTAGCATCAGCAATCGCTGCAGCACCTAAAGTAGGATTAGATCTCTCTCAGTTGGGTTTTGTTAACAAAGCAGCCGCTATCGTAAAGCTAGCTGATAAGAAGAGCCAACCATATGGCTTTTAACGTACGTAGGATTAACCCACTCGATCTACAGCCTAGAAAAGCTGTAGGAGTAGCTCTCCCCTTCCAGGGCAGAGCTGTTTTTAATTCTACCTACACCACTAAAGATGCCACCAGGACAAATTTAATAAATTTCTTTTTAACAGGGCAGAATGAGAGAGTTTTTAATCCTAGATTTGGATCTGGAATTAGAAATTTACTTTTTGAAAACTTAACTCAAGAGAGTATTGATATTGTTACCGAGAATATTACGCAAGGCTTGCAGATATATTTCCCGCAGGTCGAGATAAGGAATTTGCAATTAGTTCCAATTTACGATGAAAACCTTGTAAACTTTGAGCTAAAATACGGTATTAGAGAGACGGGAATAACTGACGAGCTTACAATAAATTTTGAACTATAATGGCAGAGGAAAGAGACATAAAGTACATTAACAAGTCGTTTAGTAGCTTCAAACAAGAGCTAATAAACTACACTAAGAATTACTTCCCAGACACATACAACGATTTCTCACCAACTTCGCCCGGTACGATGTTTATAGAGATGGCTGCATACGTAGGAGATGTACTAGCCTTCTACCAAGACACCCAGCTACAAGAAACCTACCTACAGTACGCCCAGGAAAGTAAGAACCTTTACGCACTCGCATATGCGATGGGATACCGTCCAAAAGTAAGCACAGCATCACAAGTGATTCTAGATGTTTACCAAACTGTACCTGCTAAACTAGTAGGAGGCCAGCAAGTACCTAATTACGACCAAGCTCTAACAGTTCTAGGCAACACACAACTTCAGTCAACTACAGGGTCTCCTGTAAAGTTTTTAATTGAGGATACAGTAAACTTCGGATTTTCAAGCTCCTACGATCCAACTGAAGTTAGTATCGACTCATCAACCGGCAATACGATTAATCTTTTTCTACTAAAAAAACAAGTAAAAGCTATCTCTGCAGAAGTAAAGACCCTAACCCTGCCAGTAGGTGCACCTGAGAAGTTTAAGACTGTAAATATAACTGATGATAATATCTTAGGTGTTTTAGACATCGTGGAGACCGGGAATACCAGATGGTACGAAGTACCTTATCTAGGTCAAGATACTACATTTGTAGAGCAGACGAATCTAAGTTCCGACGCCAGCACCACACCCTACAGCTTGCAGGTACAAAAAGTACCTCGAAGATTTGTTACCAGGTTTACATCTACAGGCACTCTTCAGGTACAGTTCGGAGCAGGTACATCAGGACAGAGCGACTCCATAATAACACCAGACCCTACCAATGTAGGCTTAGGAGACCAGATTATAGGTGTGTCAAAAATCGACACCGCCTATGACCCCTCCAACTTTATGTATACTGGAGCTTACGGATTAGCACCCGCAAACACAACTCTCACCATCAGATATCTTACAGGCGGTGGTGTTGAAGCTAACGTACCTTCAGATACCATCACAACTATACTAGCCTCCTCAGTAACAGCAACTGTGACAGGTTCAGCAAATAGTCTACTTTTTACAAATCCTAATCCTGCAGACGGTGGTAGGGATGGAGATACTTCTGAAGAAATCAGGCAGAACTCACTTAGAAGTTTTAACGAACAGTTAAGAACAGTAACAAGAGATGACTATGCTGTCCGCGCTCTTTCAATGCCTCCTAAATTTGGTACAGTAGCTAAAACTTATGTAACACAAGATCAGCTAACGAGTAGTAATTCTACGACTGATAGCATAATTGATAGTAATCCTCTCTCCCTATCTCTTTATATCCTATCATACGATGGGAATAAAAAACTCGCTACATCTAGCGCTACCTTAAAGTCCAATTTAAAGACTTACTTAGGGCAGTATAAGATGATTACGGATGCAGTTAATATAAAAGATGCTTTTATAGTGAATATAGGAATTACTTACGAGATTATAGTATTACCTAATTTTGCAGGAAGAGATGTGCTATTTAACTGCACCAAAGTTCTTAAAGATTTTTTTGCAATAGAAAAATGGAATATTAACCAAAGCATCAACCTATCTAGTCTCTTCCCGTTACTAGACAGAGTCAAAGGAGTCCAAACAGTTCAGAGTATACAAGTCACTAACAAGGTTGGAGGTAGCTACTCTCAGTACGGATACGATATCAAAGGAGCAACCAGAAACAATACCGTTTATCCTTCCTACGACCCCTGTATCTTTGAAGTAAAATTCCCAGACACGGATATAATCGGACGAGTAACAACACTATAAGATGTCAATTTATAAAATTTTCCCCGAAAAGACAGCAACTCTCTACTCCCAGTATCCGGAAATGAACACCGGTAGGGATGAGATTTTAGAGTTAGGTTCCTACTCCGTAGGCACAGATTCTTTCGTAAATAGAGCTCTTATACAGTTTGATTTATCTGAAATAACTGAAGTACTAGAGACATTTATCTCTTCTTCAACCCGGCCAGCTACAAGCTTTAGCGCCTCACTAAGGCTCTCTTTAGCAAGCGCAAACGAAGTCCCTGACTCTTACACAGTTGAAGCATATCCAGTGTACGTTCCCGGTGCAACACTCACAACCTGGGTAGCAGGAAACGGAAAATACAACGATACACCCAAGAATTCTAGCGGAGTTTCATGGGTATTTACTCAATCATCAGGGTCAAACAACTGGACTTCTGATAGTATAGCTGGAGAAACTGTTACCTCTTACTCCAGCAGTGAACCCGGCGGTGGTGCATGGTACACAGATACACCCGGGTATGTTTTTAATATGTACCAGTCTCATACTGTAAATTCAACTCACGACTTAAACATTAACGTCACCGAAGGAGTAAAAGCACAGTATGACGGTAGTATAGACAACGCCGGTTTTTTACTTAAAATCTCTGGCAGTGCTGAGTTTGCAGCCTACAGTAATAACCGTCAACTCTTCCTACGGTACTTCTCCCACTTAACCCACAC